CGAGAACCCCCTGCCGTCGGGGCTGGAATTCTCGGATTACCACCACATCAAGAAGACGTTCGCCGGCGCCGAGTCCAAGAAGAAGAGCAAACGCAGGGACGAGGAGGAAGAGGAGGAGGAAGACGAGAAGCCCAAGAAGAAGGCCGGCAAGTCCGTCATCAAGAAGGGCAAGGAGGACAAGAAGGCCAAGAAGAAGGACGAGGAGGAAGAGGAGGAGAGCGACCTGCCCTCCTGGGACGAAGTCCACGACATGGACGAGGAGGAACTGGGCACGCTCGCCGAGGCCAACGACGTCGAGTTCGGCGACAAGGAGTTCGACTCGCTCGAGGAGGCGCAGGACTACCTGTGCGAGCAGCTTGAGATCGAGAAGCCCAAGAAGGCCAAGGCCGGCAAGAAGTCCATCGTGAAGGGCAAGAAGAAGGACGAGGAGGAGGACGAGGAGGAAGGCGAAGACGACGAGGACTCGAAGACCAAGAAGTCCACGAGCGGCTGGCGTTCCAAGCTCGGCAAGATGAAGAAGAAGTAAGTACGGCAGGGGGAGCTTCGAGCTCCCCCATTTCCAACCCTTTGGAGATCTATCAATGGCGAAACCAAAGATCAAGGGTCGCAGCGGCGGTGCCACCGGCCTCTTCTTCACGAACCCAAAGAAGGGACTCGAGTTCATCAACAGCGGGTGCGAAATCCTGAACTGCGTGTTGGCCGGCTCGGGGGGCGGGTGGCCTCTGGGCCGCATCAGCAATGTGGTCGGGGACAAGAGCACTGGGAAGACCCTGTTGGCTATCGAAGCGATGGCGAACTTCAATCACCAGTATCCGGACGGGACCATGTGCTACGCGGAGACCGAGGCCGCGTTCGACGACAACTACGCGCGGGCACTGGGCATGGACATGAGCCATGTGCTGAGGCCCAAGGTAGACACCGTGGAGGACTTGTTCGACGACATGGTGGAGTTCCTGGCGAAGGTGGGCAAGAAGGGGCGCGGGCTCTACATCGTCGACTCCCTGGATGCGCTCAGCGACAAGGCAGAGAAGGGCCGGGGCATCGACGCGCCCACCTACGGGGCCAGCAAGCCCAAGCAGCTCGGCCAGCTATTTCGCCGGCTCATCAAGCCTCTCGAGCGCAGCTTGGTCCACGTCATGATCATTAGCCAGACCCGCGACAACATTGGGGTCACGTTTGGCGAGAAGCACACCCGCAGCGGAGGCAGGGCGTTGGACTTCTACGCCTCGCAGATACTGTGGCTCGCCAACCTCGGCCAGCTGAAGAAGACCATCGAAGGCATCACCCGTACCGTGGGGGTGCAGGTGAAGTCCAAGTGCAAGAAGAATAAGATCGACCTGCCGTTCCGGGAGTGCAGCTTCGACATCCTGTTCGGCTACGGCATCGACGATATCACAAGCAATCTGAACTACCTCAAGTCGGTGCGCCATCAGTACAAGATAGACGGGCGCTATGTGGACAGCGGAGGTACGTTCCGCCGGCTGCTCGAGAACGCGGGGTCCAAGTACCGAGCGGAACTCATCGGCGACCTGAACAAGACCGTGATGGACGTGTGGCACCAGAAGGAAACGAAGTTCCTACCAGAAAGAGGCAAGTATGCAGAAAGGGCGAGCTACGAAGAGCAAAGGGAACAACGAGGAGAATCGGAATGAATGCGCGGGGCATAAAACTCAAAACTTGGAGACATATATGAAACGTGTCGTTCTGTACTCAGGCGGGTTGGATTCGTTCTGCCTAGCGCATCTTGTCAAACCGGATCTGCTGGTCTATTTTCACACCGGCCTCCCAGAGCAGGATCTGGAGCTGATGAGCATCCGGCGGTTGGGCAAGGTTGGGGGGTTGCCGGCAATGCTCCAAGTCGACCGGAGGTTCAATCTGGCCCCGTACAAGCTGTCGAATGACACGATGCCGTTCCGCAACCTGTATTTCCTCGCGGCGGGCTTTACCTACGGGGACGCTCTCTACCTTGGAAGCGCCGCATCCGACATTCGGCTTGATCACGGGGACCGGTTCACGAACAAGGTGCTTGATCTGCTCGCGTATCTGAGCCAGAACCCACAGGATAACCCTCCGGGCCTACTCGCGGAGAACATGCAGATACTGACCCCCTTCGAAAAGAAGACCAAGAGCCAGTTCCTTCGCGAGTTCCTGCGGAGCGACGGCAACGCGGACCATTTGATGCTGGCCTCCCGTAGCTGCTACCGACCCACTCTCAAGGAGTGCGGGGAATGCACCGCTTGCGTTCGCAAGGCTATAGCGTTCGTGAACAATAGCCTGCCTCTGACCATGTTTGAGAACGACCCAACCATCCACTTTGAAGAGGAGCTCAAGGCCAGAAGCGAGAGAATCACAGCACAAAGGGCAAACCTCGTATTCGAGGTAAGAGACGCAATCTGGGCAATCAACGAAAGGGAAAGGAAGAAGCTATGACATCCCCATCCCAAAAGGAACCGGCTCTGACGAAGGAACAGCGCAATTACATCAGGGAGCGGCTTTCCGATATTCGCAGGGAGGCAAGGAAACGCAGGAAAGAGAAAAGGCCCGCGGAGGTGATCGCGGCGGAGAGGCTCCTCGACCGCTTTCAGGTACAGGAGGAGAGGAGCGAGAACTCCTTCTACAAAAAGGTGGAGGCGGACGAGCGCAAGGTGCTCGAGGCACTGCTGTTCAGCCCGGAGAAGGCGCTGGCAGAACTCAAGAAGTTTGAAGCGAAATACTTGGGAGGATCCAAATGAAGATGAACAACTCGCTTGACCTAGCCGTGCTCCGGGCGATCAACATCGACCGCGCCCGTTACTGGCATCGTGGGTCGCTCCGCCCGTGGACCACTGCGGAATGGTCTAACGCGATGTGCGGGGAAGCCGGCGAGGCGGCAAACGTGGCGAAGAAGCTGCTGCGCGTAGACCTCGGAGTAAGCTCCCCAAACAACGAGGAGCGGGACATACTGCGCGCTAAGCTCAAGAAGGAGCTGGCCGACGTCCTCATCTACTGCGACCTCGTTGCGGCCAACGAAGGGATTGATCTCGCCGAAGCGGTTATCGAGGTCTTCAACCAAATCTCCGAGCGGGAAGGTCTTCCACACCGGCTCCAGTCGGGGCAGGAGCAAGGGGACCGGCGATGAAGATCCTGGACCGTGGGCACGCCTACGCACTTCGGATGCTCGACAGCCCGCGCGAGTGCCTGCTGAGGTTCGTCAAGCGGGCAGGTGAGGGCTACCCCGGCAACGTGGGCTTCTATCCGGGCACCAATCTCCAAGAGGTGCTGCGCGCGTGCATCGACCGGGTGAAGTACCTCGACAGCCAGATACCGGATCCAACGAACCTTGTCCTCGTCGACCACTTGCGCTCCTCTCTCAAGCTTCTCGAGATGCGGGCAGCGCGCCGGCACAATCGAGACATCCCCGTGTTCAGGTATGCCATCGAAGACATGCCAGTGTGTTCTAAGTGCGGACACATTGGCTGCGAGGGGCAGTGCCATGAATGACGAATGGGACACCGGGGCCGGCACGTCGACGGGCATGTGGCAGATGGTCAGCGAGCTGCTGCGTGGGGAGAAGCTACCGCAATCTGTGAGCCTAGCACTGCTCGGACTGTGCGCCGGGGAGTTAAGGCTCTATCCCCCATACCAGACACCTCCGTGGGTCGCTGCGTTCCTTAATCGGCGCTACAAGGTGGTCGAGGAGATGAAATCCGCAGCGAAGCTGATGGAAGCGGGGATCCCAATAAGGAGCTCTAGCATCCTTTACGATTGGGCTCGCCGATTGGAGGTCGAGGATGAAAAGGAGGCGTGTCCACTGGCCGGTTCAGTACACGAGGAACTTCCCGCAGTGCGAGGAGATGAACAAGCCAAGGAGTCCGGGGTTTCCACCGGACCAGTGCCACCGATTCGCCCAGTTTGAGTACGACGGGCACGTCTACTGCAAACGGCACGCGGAAGCCAGAGTAAAGGCAGACAAGGAGGCTGGACATGTTATCGACTCAGACGAAGATCATGCGCCTCGAGGGTCTTCTCGAAACGGACGACCTAAACGCGCGCGAGCATGACTTCGTGGAACACATGCGGGACCTCCTCGCCAGGGGAAGGATCGGGGACCTGAGCGAGAAGCAGCTCGACTGGATAGAGAGGCTTTACGACAAACACTTCGCGGGGTAGCTAATGGCCGACTTGTATGAGGATTTGGGAGTTCCTCGTGATGCCACACCGCAGGAGCTGAAGCAAGCCTACCGGCGCAAGGCGATGCGGACGCACCCGGACCGACACGGGGGCAGCAAGGAGGACTTCAGCCGGCTGCGGCTGGCTTACACGGTGCTGAGTGATCCAGAGCGCCGGCAAAAGTACGACCGCGACGGAACCCTCGAGCACGAGATCTCCGGGGAGCTGCAAACACTGGCCCAGATGCTCATCGGAATCGCGGAAGGGAACAACGAGGATCAGGTAGATCTGATCTCGGCGCTGCGTATGGAGGTCCAGAAAGGAATACAGGGCCACACGAAGATGAAGGAATCCTGGGAGGCCAAGGCCAAGAAGTTCCACAAGCTGGCAAAGCGTGTCAAGCACAAGAAAGAGGGGGAGCGAAATCTGTTCGCCAATATGCTCGAAGCTCACGCCAAACAGGCGGAGGAGAACATCGAGATTGCGAAGAAACACATCAAATTCGGCCAGCGAATGTTGGACATGCTTGCCGATTACGAGAGTCCGATCGACTTGGCAGAGATAATCAGGAACGAAATGCTGTCAAGCATCACATTCACCATCAGCACCGGAGGAATCAAGCCATGAGGAAGGGTGGAGGCAAGCAGAAGGGTGCGTTGTTCGAGAGGCTTGTGTGCAAGCAGCTGAGTCTCTACTACTCGGACGGGCGCAGGGATGACCTGTTCTGGCGCAGCGCGATGTCGGGAGGACGGGCTACGCTCAACAAGGGCAAAGCGAAGAACCAAGCCGGGGACATAACTGGCATCGGAGGGCACACCTTCCTGCACGATGTGTTTCTGGAACTCAAGCACTACAAGAGCTTGGACCTCGCTGGGTTCTGCCTGTTCGGCACAGGCAAGCTCCAGAAGTTCTGGGATACCGCGCTCAAGCAAGCGCGCGACGCGGGTAAGCGCCACACGCTACTCATCGCAAAGGAAAACCGGCTGCCGGCTATCGTCATTGCGTCCCCCGGCTGGCTATCGGACCCAGACCAACCAAAAGACCGGCGAGCCATCATCGACGGGTGCGACGTGTACCTGTTCGACGAGCTTTTCCCAAAGCCCAAACGCAGCAAGCCGAGGATCAAGTGAGAGCCATAGTAGTCTCTGACCTACATCTCACAGATAGGCCAGCGGACGAGTACCGATGGACCGTGTTCTCTCAAATCGCGGAGCTCTCCAAAAAGCACGCAGCCGACGAGCTTTGGATACTCGGGGATTTGACAGAGTTCAAAGATTATCACTCAAGTCGGCTGGTAAACCGGATAGCCAACCGGCTTCATTGGTGCCGGAAGTCCTCCAGGTTGAACTTCATCCACATACTCCGCGGGAACCATGATGGACTTGATCCGAACACCCCCTACTTTCGATTCCTGGGATTCATTGGATGGTGTACGTTTCATTCGGAGCCAAGAATCCTGGAGTCCGGTCGAGATCGAATTGCTGTTCTCCCGCATTCGCGCACGCTTGAGAAGGACTGGAATAAACTCGACGTGGAGGATGCTACGCATATCTTCCTGCACGCCACCTTTGACGGTGCTAGAGCTGAAACTGGAACAAGGCTCCGAGGAGATGATCCTCACATGTTTGATAGAACGGGAGCGGTCGTACTATCGGGCGACATTCACGTTCCGCAGAAAGTGGGGAGCGTACTTTATTGCGGAGCCCCGTATCCCATCAGATTTGGAGATCGTTTTCGACCTCGAGCTCTTGTGGTGGTAGACAGGCAAGTGACTTCCGAGCGGCTGCTCAATATCCGCAAGCTCATCGTAGAGTTTGGGCCGGATGTGCGCCAAGATCCTCCCGCACTGCGCCCCGGAGATCAGATCAAGGCTATCATCAAGCTGCGCGACTCGGAGCTCGGCGATTGGCAGGAGTGGAAGCAGCTCGTTCAGCAGTATTGCAAGGAGCAGAGCGCGGTGTTGTCCGCGGTTCAGCTCTCGAAGGTGGGTCACACAGGGAAGCCGAAGATACAAACCAAGGAACACAGAACGCTTACGCCAGCCGAGGCGCTGCGCGCCTATTGCGCCCGTAACAAAGTCGAAGCCCCGCTGGTAAAATTAGGGGCGCAGCTACTCGAGGAAGATTAGCTAGGCCCCCGTGTGCAGACGGGTCCGGGGCAACCCGGAATGATGATCTCCGGGAGGGTGGTACCTCTCGTTCGCCCTTGCGACTGGCAAGTATCTGCGTCGACCAGCCTCCTACGCCCTCCGAGGAGAACACGGAGGGCTTTTTCTTTTACTCAGGAGATCAACATGATAGAACTAAGTGATGAGCGGATCGTTGACCTTTGGATTCAATCCGGCGGTGGGGATAAAACCGAGCCATATCCTGCGTTGATCGCCTTCGCCCGCGCCGTGATCGCCGCCGACCGGCAGGCCCGCCAAGTGCCGGAGAGTCCAGTCATTTGCAATTGCGGATACGAAATGGAGCAGCAGTGGGTTTGCGAACGATGCGGAATAAGGTGGGCAGTATGAAAGCGACCGACGAAGCCCGCCAAGCGCCGGAGGGCGAATCCATGCACGATCTGACGGCTCGGATGGCTCTGGCAGATGGTCCGTACAAGCCAGCGCCGGAGGGCGACAGGGACGAGGCGTTGAGGCTGTGGGAACAGGCCGGCTTCCGCGTATTCCATGGTGATGCGGTCGTAGAGGGAAGTGGGCAACTTGTCGCTATCACAGGGATGCTCGTCCGCCTCATCTCCCTCGCCCGCGCGAGCGCATCGCCGCCGCAGGAGCCGGTGGCGTGGCGTCAAGTAGTTCAGGGCTACTTGAATCAGGGCGACTGGGATCGGGACACGCTAGAAGCGCTGCTGAACGATGATCGCCTTTCCGCCGCCCCGGACGCGCTCGATGCGAGGCGGATTCAACGCGATGCCTTGGCGAATGCGGCGGACAAGATAGCTGCAAACCCAGTCTGGTTTCACGATAAGACTGCGATTGCAATACGGCATGAACTTCGACGCATGGCCGTTGAAATCAACGACGCGCTGGCCTCTGAGCCGCCACAGGAGGGAACAAAGTCGTGAAGATCAATAAGATCTGGCTCGAGAACTTTCGTTCGTTCACCGAGCCTCAATCCATCCTCATCAAACGTATGCCCCCCGGCCTCTACCACGTTGCCGGCCTAAACGAAGTCGAGCCATCACTAGGTGCTAACGGGGCCGGCAAGAGCAGCCTGTTCGAATCCTTGTTTTGGTGCCTGTTCGGAAAGACCTCGCGCAACATCAAAGCGGGCAACGTCGTCAACTGGGCCGCGAGTAGTGCCTCGGTGCAGATACTTACAGACCGAGGGTGGATCAAGCGGACCCAATCCCCGAACTCCCTTCGCATAGGCGGCGACGTTGCAGACGATAAGGAAGTGGATCAAGTCGAACTCGAGAAGTTCCTCGGAATAGACGCCGATGAGTTTCTCTACAGCTTCTACTTCAGCCAGTTCAGCCCGAGCTTCGTGGACCTGTCGCCGGCCGCGCGTATGGAAATCTACAGCCGGGTGATGAAGCTCGAGCGATGGGAGGAGAAGAGCGATCAGGCAAGGTTCCTGCGCGGCGAGTACGAGAAGGAAGTCGCGCAGATGGAGCAAAAGGTGGCCCGCGCCGAAGCCTCCGTTGAAGCGTTTGAGCAAAGTCAGAAGGACCTCGAGGAGCGGAGCAGTGCGTGGCAGGAGGAGCACATAGAGTCTCTTGGGCTGGCAGAGAAGAAGATCGAGAAGGCCACGAAAAAGCTGAAGGCGCTGCAAAAGGGGGTCCAGGAATACCTGGAGGAGCTCAAGGAGCTAGTTAAGGCATCCAAGCACGCAAACGCACAGCTCGGCAACGCGCTCGAGAAGGCCGAGGGGCTAAAGAAGCACTACCGGGCAGCCGAGCTGCGTCTCGAGCGTGCCTCAACGGAGCTTGAAAACGCGAACGCGGTGTGGTCCAGGTTCGTCGACGTGGCAAGGAAGCCGACCTGCGTCACCTGCGCTCAGGGCATCGACAAGCGCCACGCGCTCAAGCACCGCAGGAAGCTCGAGGCGGTTGCGGAAGCGTGCCAGCAGAAGCAGCGGGTGGCCCTGCGCGCGTTTGAGGAGGTGGCGGATGATCTGAAGAACTGCCAATCCGCGCTGAGCGGCTACAAGGAGGAAGCGGACAAGGCTGATGCTGCCATGCGCCAGCTCAAGAACACTGCGGAGAAGAATGAGATCTACATCATTGCCGCCGAGCAGGAGGAGGCGGATGCGAAGCAGGACCTGAAGCGGCTTGCTGCCAAGCGTGACCCCTATGGCACGGAACGGGCCGTACTGGCAGCGCGGGTGAAGAAGGCGAAGGCGGACCTTCAGATCGTGAACAAGGAACTCGGCGGGGTTCGCTTCATGGCCTCCGCCTTCGAGTTCTGGCAAAAGGGGTTCAAGGACATACGGTTCCAGCTCATCGAAGAATCTCTGCGCCAGCTGAACGCTGAAGTGAACGAGTGCTTGGTGGCGTTAGGGCTTGAGGCGTGGCAGTTAGAGTTCTCCGTGGAGAAGGAAACGAAGAAGGGTACGGTGCGCCGGGGCTTCAACTGCGACGTTCTAAACCCTGCGGTCGTGACTGGGGCGGTGCCGTGGGAGGTGTGGAGCGGAGGGGAGTCGCAGCGGCTTCGTCTTGCGGCTCAGCTCGGCGTTGCCAACATGATCTCAGCGCGCACCGGCTTCGACTGCAATCTCGAGCTGTGGGATGAACCTACGACGTGGCTCGGCGAAGAAGGCATCAAGGATCTCTTAGCGGTGCTCGAGGAGCGCGCGAAGCGGTACGGGCGCGTGATCCTCATTGCGGATCACCGCAGCATCGACTTCCCGTTCGCCGGAACCGTGCTGGTGACCAAGACCGGGGCCGGCAGCACCCTCAGCTGGTAGCGGGCCGGTGTAAGTACACACTAACACCTCCTCGACTGGGGCCTGCGGGGTGGGGGCAGCTACCGGGCGCGGGTGCCTGCCAGCCCGCCAGCCAGCCGGCTAGGCGCCGCGCGCCGGCATGGGTGCGCCCTAGGACAGCCACTCGGGGCCGCAGCGCAGCCTGGAGGCTGTATTAAAAAGTAAGCGCCCGCTAACTCCGGTAGGGCTTGACAAGCTGGTCCAAAGTGTGCGGGGGTGCCGGCAGGGACCACGGAAAAAAATGCCCCCGACCAGGAGAGGGGGAAGGTCGGGGGCGAAGGATGAGCAAGGGAGCCATCCATCCCCCCTACTCATCAGGCGCACGTTGATTTCAGATCACGCTTTTGGCGCTGCCGCGATGTATGCCTGTGCAACCGACGCAGCTTCCGCAAGCACCGCGTTGAGCATCTCCGTTTGCAGAGATCCGAGCAGCGTGCCGGAAGCTACCTGCTGAAGAGCCGCTGCCTTGGTCGAGAGCCACGAGATGAGCGTCTGGATTGCCATCGCGTTGCCCAGATTGCTTCCGGCCGCAGCGGCATTCAGCACGTCGTCCAACATGGTCAGGCCAGTCAGCACGTCGCCGCTGTTGATGGCGGTGAACGCCTTGCAGACGGACAGGACCTCATTGGCTTTCGCCAGTTGAGCCTTCGCGTCTCCGGCGTGGCTGATGATGGACCCGACGATCAGATCGACGTTGAACTTGATGAGGAATGGAGTGTTCTGGTTCATTTGTAGTTCTCCTGCTTGAGTTGAGGCCTCCACCATTAGGAGGCCGGGGGTAAAGGGGTATCAGCCGAGATCCAGCCCTTCGACTTCGCGGTGTTGTAGAGCGCGTGCGCAACCCATGCGATGCACGCTGCCACGAAGGCGGTCACGTAGGCCGGAACCGGCGCATGTCGCCCATCGAATATCCAAGTCAGAAAGCCGACGAGCGAAGTTCCCCCCGCCCCTGCAATCATGGTATTCACGCTGCTGTTGGATGGTGCGGATGGGGATGGCATAACTTCCTCCTTCTGTAGTTCTGGCGCTGGACCATCCAGCGACCTCAGATCATGCGCGTCGATGATCTTCTCAATCTTGCTCACGTAGTCCGGGTCCGTGGAGTAGCCGGCCTTCCGGACAGCCGTGGCGAACTCAATCGGATCACTTGTTTTGAACGCGTCCTTGTATCGGTCGTGCTGCAAGAACTGGGCATGGTCCGTGATCGAGGCGAGCCAGCTTGCGTACGTACGCCACTTGGCCTCCGTAGTTATCCATTGCCCGTTCAGGAACTCCTTCGTAGGCAAGGAGATGAACGCGCCACCCCACGAGGGGTCGGCTTTGATCCCGAAGAGGTTCATCGCCTCTCGGGCCAGAAGGGACGAACCCCACCCGGACTCCAAAGCGGCGGTCGCAATCGTAAACGACGCAGGAATCTTGGTCCGTGCTGCAGAAGCCCGTGCAGCGGGAGCCAGTGCATCTATGAATTGCTGAGGAGTCATTTTCTTTCCTGCCTGAACGCCTTATTGAACCAGCGCAGAACGAAATGCGTTGGATGGTGCTTCTGCAACCAAGCCCGAATCGGGTGAGTCAAGCACGGCAGGCCGGCAGCCGTCCAAAGGCTTCCGAGGAAGGAGCCCACTGTGCCCCAAAGCCAACTCCACAGTTTTTCGTTACTCATTGGAAAAGACCCGGTGGAGACTGAAGTGACCAGGACCGCCTGGAAGCGTCATGCCGGCCGACAACGTAACGTAGATCGAAACTGTGTCATTCGCCGCAAGTGCAACCATCCCAGATGTAGCCAATGGAAGGTACTCTTGACCGGTGCCTATCTGTCCCTCATTCGCGTAGCCTGTTGACGCGCCATTCTTGAAGATCTCAATCCTCGCAACTCCAGCGTTCTGCACGGTGCTGAAGGTCTTGAATCCGCCAGAGACAAAATAGTTCCCTCCGACCGCGACCTTTGCAACCCCGGCTGTATAGGACACGAGGCCCACGGGGGCGAGGGCCTGTAACGTGAAGTTCACAACTCCCGAGGTACTGGTCGCTCCAGCGTTGAACCAGCCCCCCATCGCCGGCGCGTAGTTGGCGATGGCCCCCGCCAGCGTGGCAAGCTGCGCGTTGATAGCGGTCTGGGCCGTCACCGCGCTCTGCGCAGTCGTCGCAGTCGTCGCGTTGCCCGAGATGTTGATCCCGTAGGTGCGTCCGTCGTTCTTCACGTACTGGGCCAGCAGGTCGGCCCATCCGGTCGGGGTAGTGCCATCCGGGTTCGACGTGTTGCCTTCAGCGACGGATATCCAGAAGCCCGTACCGTTCGCCTTCACCAGCACTGCACCCAGTGGATATCCACCAATCGCGGCGCTCAGAACCGCGTTGTAGAGCGCCAGCCCTCCGGCCTGTAGCCATTGCAGGCCCGCGGACAGAAGCTGGAATATTCCGTTGAAGTCCTGCCCGAACGGGAACGAACCACCGGCTTCCTTCTGCAAGAAGCACAGCGGGGGGAATCCATCCGCGAACGAAGCGGCGCCGTTCTGGATTCCAATCTGCGACAGCCACGGAGGCTGGCGAATGTAGCCTCCGCCGGCACCCTTTGCCCATGTGCTCTGAAGCAAGACGGGGAGTTGATTTGATTGCATGGTCGTTCCTCTACGGCGCGATCGTGAATTGAACCCCGGTCGGGGGAGCAAAGATGCCGGTCTGTTGGAGGATCGCCTTCTGAATCACAGACAGCGGTGCCGGGAATGTGAGCTGTACTTTCATTGGTCCGGTCTCGACGACGTAACAGTTCCCAATGCCGGGGAATAAGGTCATCAGAGCCTTGTTATACGTTGCGATGGTGGCCCTCGAGATGTTCATGAGTGCCTTGACCAGGATAACGGTTCTGAAGAGGTCATCCGACAGCGCGAAGTTCTGCGTTGCCTGCGCGCCGTTCCAGAACAGGCCCCAGTTGAACGGTTCGCCCGACAGGCTGTTCGCCTCCATGTATCCAAGGTACTTCTCGGAAGTGTTGGGTACCGCCAGCACGCGGTTCACGCCCACAATGCGGCCCCACACGTCCAGCCCGTAGCCCTGCGCGGTGTCTACATTCCACATCAGGTTGTAGAAGTTCTCGATGTCGGCTTCCGGATCTATTGCCTCCGCGAAGGATTGCATCAGGCCGGTAATGACCGGACTGTTCGCGTACTGCGACATCAGAGGCGGATCCCATGCCGGCTCTTCCGCGGTGACGTAGATGTAGTTCCCCATCCACGTGAGCGCGGCGCCGAGCACTGGGATCTGACCAAACGTGATAAGGCCCAGAAGCGTATCTACGCTGTAATCGGTGATAGTGTCCTGAGTAAGCTCCGTCGGGATGTACGAAGTCTGCAAGATGCCGGCCTCAAGCTGCGCGCCCCACACATAGTACGAGGACACCGTTCCGGAGTTGTCGTAGATCTGGAACCGCGCCTTCGTATTGCTTGTGTCGTTGCCAACCCCACCCACCGCGATTCGATACCACCCGCCAGCCAAAGGAATGACCGCGTAGTGCGCCAGCGTGGTCCCAGGAGAACCGCCGTTCGGCACGAGCACCCCCGTCGAGGGGTTGAACGTGGCGGAGACTTCCTGCGCGACACCGCCCGTGAACCACCAGAGGGTCAGCTGGAGTGCGGTTGCCGTGGCAGGCGCAATGAAGACAGACGCTGCGGCTTGCTGCCCACCCGAGAACGGAACATCCTGGTAGAGGGAGGAGCCATTGGCGCTCTGCGCCACGAGCTTCGCGGTCAGCGAGCCATCCGGCGCAACGGCTGCGGCCCCGGTAAGGTTCACACTTCCAAGCGTTGCCCACGGAGCTTGAAGGAACGCCTGCGACTGAAGAAGCAGGTTCGTGCGCGGAGTCGTAGAGAGTTGAAGGTTGCCTTGCCAGTCCTTGCGCCACAGCGCAAACACGTTGCACGAGATGATGTCCTGACTGTCGGGCGCGAGCCAGAACTGAGGCGTGATTCCGTCGCCGGTCGCGAACTGCACCGGAGCGTTCGTAACGAAGTTCGAGGAGGCCTGATCCTGCCCAAGTACATCCGGGCCGGCAAGGTCGTCGAAGTCGCTCATAGGAACGTCACCGTGATGTTATTTGCTGCCAGCGTGGGCACTTGGTTGATCTGTATCAGCAGCGAGTTCTGGTTCGCCGATGCCCCGACGCCCACCTGGATGGAATAGATAACCGCCCACGAACCAAGGGCCGCGATGTTCTGGTAGAAGCGGGACGCCAGCAGCCACGCTCCTATCCGAGCGCGCGGCCCGCCATCGAGCCCGTTGAAGGATGCAGTGACCGCGTTCTGAACCAGGGAGATCGCGTTCGACGGGACGTTCGGGTTGTTCTGCATCGAGATCGCGAACAGTATCGCGATCGCGGCAGGTGTTTGGAAGTTGACGTTGTACGAAGGCAGCGGGGGCAGGTAGCCCGATACTGTGTCATAGACGACCTGCGTCGTGTTGCCGGCTGTCGGAGCTCCGGGACCCTTCTTCGTCCAGATTGCCTGCGCAACCGCAGCGGGCGAGCCTCCAGCTACACAGCAGTAGAGGGAGTTCGCTGGAATTATCTGACCGCCCGGACCGGAGGTCATTGCCTCAGAGGCAACGCTCTGCGAAATACTCACGGTGTAGGTACCGGCCCCGCCCGTGCCGGTCAGGAAGGCAACGATGGTCGTGGACTGCGCAACCCCTGGACCCACTACGGTCTGGCCGATGGCGAGCGTGCCTACGGGCGCGGGGGAAGCGGCAACCGTGAGGACCGTTGTGGCGATTGAGCCGGTGAACGATGCTCCGGCTTGCGTATTGCTTTGATTGTCGAGGACATAGGCATCCAGCACACCCGGCACGCCCAGTATCGCCCCGAGCACCGCTGGAGACGTGCCTTGCGCGTTGACCGCGACGGATTGCTGACGACGGGACTCGAAGGCGTATTGCGTCTCTACGTTTGTGCCAACCACACCCGCGACCAGATTGTTGATGGAGTCCCACCCGGGAATAGCTTTGTAGATTGAATTGAGGAATCCGATGGGGCAGAAGGTTGGACCAACCTGCGCGCACGCGAACTCGAGCGTGATGTTTCCCGCTGCCGGAATGGTGCCCCCGGAGACGCAGAGGTAAACGTTGCCCGCTTGGTCCACAGCCTGCGCGTTGATCGGGATGACTGTTCCCGTGAGCCCGTAGCACGTTGCGGTGACGACGGTGGATTGGGCGGGCAGGCGCTTCAGGTAGTAGATGCGGCCAATGGCGTCCTGCATCCGTCCGGAGTTGAGCGCCGGGTCCATGCCGTTCACAACCTGCAAGAACTTGTCATTCTTGTCGCCGATGCAGGCTGTGTCACTCTGCATCAGCTGGCCCTGCGGTGTGGTCAGCGCGAGGCTCAGCTGCGCGCCGAACGCAGACTGGTAGTCGAGCTGCCTGCCGGCAAGAATCGCCTGCTCAGTGGGCACCGAAAACCCGGCAGGCCCGAAGACTGGGGAAGGAACATTGGTTGGCATCAGAAGCTCGCTGCGGCAATCGTGCCGTCTGTGTCGGTTATTTGAACCTGACCGTGAACCGTGCGCCCGCTAATGTCCGAGAGGAACACCTGCGCCGCGACTATCCCTGGAACCGCGAGGGCCGCGTCTGTCAACAGGGAACGAAGCAGTGCCAGATTCAGCGGCTGAGAAAGTACGAGTCCGAAGTAGTCGATCCCTTGTGTTGTGTCATAGAAGACTTCACCCTTGAAGGTGCGTAGCTGGCTCGCTGCGTCCTGTGCTAGCGAATACGGTTCCGTAGCGACCGCAATGTTGCCGTTCGCATCCAGGACAAGGTCCCAGGTAGTCGGATCTAAGTAGAGGGTCGACATCTGAGTGTGCTCATACGTTCGGGACGTTCGTGTTACTTCCACCCGGCTGGATACCGCCGTGGGTATGCGTACTGTCGATGTGATGCCCGTTGTTCACGATGGCTCCGGTCCAGGTGGTCGCCGTCGCATTGATGTTGAGCTGCGCGGTGGTTATCCCGATAGAGGTACTCCCGTTCAGCTCAATCGTGGGCGCTACCAGCTTGATGTCCGGCGCGTCCAGCTCGATTAGGGTGGGCGACTGAAGGTGGATTCCGTCCGTCGAGAACCTCACGAACTGGTTTGGCACCCCGTTCAGCAGCCCACCGATATACAAGGCATCGGCCATGTCAAAGAGTCGGCGACTGCCGGGGTTCGACTGCGCCTGCGTTGCCTTGACCGCCGAAATGTCCCGGCTCGCAAACACCGCGATTCCAATGTCCCCCTCCTGCGGATCCAGGATGATTGCGTTCTGCCCGCCCTGCGCGCGGTAGTACGGGCAGTGATAGATGACCGCGTGCTTGGTCGCAATGCCAGCTCCATTGAGGATGTTCACGAGAGGCAGAATGTCCACGAACCCGAACGGAGCAAGTCCCCCGCTGTTCGTGCAAGCCTTGACCTGAACCAGTGTTGCGGTCGCCATACGGGCCACGACCGACTGGATGTGGGTGTTCATCGCCTCGAAGTCGCTAAGGAGATCGAGGAAGCTCTGATAGCCGGTGTCGGTAGCGGTGGTCATTGTGGCTTCTGCGGGCTGAAAAGGTCTGAATCCATTGGGAACCCGTGTATCGCGGTGAACCAGCGGCCGTTCGGCATCTCACTCTCGAGCTCGTGGTCCACCTTGGTGATTCGATACTTGGCACCGTTCGCGAACCCCAAGCTGCTCCGAACTTCGCACAGCCCTCCTTGACGTAGGTTCCCATTGAACTCTGTCAACACGGCGACCCCGATCTCGAAGTTCGTGGGGTAGCCTACCAAGCCGGTCTCCGGGGAAATGAGTGATATCAATCCCTCCCGTCCACCACCCTTGGGCCAGATCTCTAGCGTTCCGAATTGCAACCCGTTCCACTCGATGTCTGCATCATGCACAATCTGAAGCATCTGTTCGCGCACCGTGCCCCAGTAGTAGCCCCGATCAAACTGCTTCGAGACCCCGTAGTTGTAGAAGGCATAGCCCCCAGTGGCCGCGAGATCGGATAGCGCACCCTCTACGGTGAACGGCACCGAGTAGCTGGTCGGTGGGATCATCTGCACCGCAGCGAACGAACCCGCGTAAGCAGACAGCTCCAGCACCGCGTCGGGCACCCCTCCCATCTGGATGTTCGAGATTTGGATTTGTCCCTGGAAGACGGTTTGCAGAGTCTCCCCGTAGTTGCCCGCCTTGATGATGAGGTTGTTGAGCTGCTGGATAAGCCGGCCGTCCGCGAGCCGAACGTAGCGGCCCAGAGCGTTCATGTGCGACAGCGTGAGACCGTAGACCCGAACCTCGGCGTGGGACATCGACACCCCACCGAGGGCGGAAATGTTCGCACTGATGCGCAGCCCTTGGGGCAGAGTCAGCTCGTTTGTTCCGCTCTCTTTGAAGGTGGCCCCTTGCGCGAGCTGGAACGTGAGCTGGATGGCGCGTCTCTTGAAGCTCATGCCAGTGGGTTCGCCGCAAGTATCGCCGCTACGTCAGCGGCTTCGAGGTAGTAAAGCTGATACCTCGCCCCTAGACCCGGGCTCGTTGGATCGCTCGAGCCCTGAGTATCCTGCCAAATCAAGTCTCCTGTGAATCCCAAGTATTCATCCCGAACAATCCGGTTCAGGTTCTGGCAAGCCACACCCGCCACGACCGGAACTCCAGTCTCTGAGACGTCGAGGTACAGTCCGGTCGACTTCTGGTAGATGTTGATCGTGCATTGCTGCCCGCCCAACAAGATGTCGAAGGTCTGCGCAGGCACGTCTTGGACAGGTATGATCTGCATGGTCAGTGCGCCAGCCCGAGAATCTGCTGTGTCAATTGGTTGGACAGCGACTGCGAGGGTATTGGAATACCCGTGCTCGCTATCTGAGAGGTCAGCTGCTGCGACAGAGACTGCACCTGACCTCCTATGACCGGAGACAGACCGGACACCGATGCGGTATTCGTAAACGCGGTTGGAGTCGCGGAGACCACAATCCTCCGCATGTGAAACTCCACTCTGAGTAGCTGCATCCCTCGCTCGCTAGTGCGCCGGTAGCTGTAGCGTTCGATGGTCATGCTGTCGTAGCTATCGGTTGGCGTAATGACCGTATAAAGGTCTAGGGAAGCAGCGGCGGATTTCGCCTTTAGCAGAAATGCGTTGCGAACCTGCTCAGATCCAGACTTGAGCAGAGTGATTCGAATCTGACTGGGACGCCGAACCTTGTTATAGGTTTGGAACCCGCCCTGCTCAACCGGGTAGTCGGAAACGTTCCACTCCTCCTGCACCTCAATACTCAGCGTGGAGTCCGCAGCAATCACCGGCGCGTTGTTGAAGTAGATCCCCCAGATGGGCTTTGCGCGCGTGAGGATGTTGAACGCATCGGCAACCATCAAGCCCTGATTCACAATGCTCAGGACGCTCGAGACGCCAGGAACGTTCATTAGCGAAGGCATACCGGGCAGCAGCTGAGCCATTTACCTTCCCCCGCTTGCAGCCATCGTGGACGTTCTGACACCGGGCTTCGCCCCCAAGTCTGTAAGCCCCTGGACGACTCCCTTTGCGTCGTTTGCTTGCACCACGACGTTTCCATTGATCGTGACTTGGTTCCCGTACTGAGACACGTCGGCACCGTGCGCGGCCATCTCCGCGATGCCGGACTTCCTTGACTCCGCCAGCCATTCGAGTATCTTGTTCTTGCCCTCAGGCGTGTGAGTCATCTCGTAGAGCCAACCACCCAGAGTCTCACTGTCCCTGCCGGTAGCTGCCGACACACCCTTGTCGATAAGCCAGTTCAGCCCCGTGCCAATCGACAGCCCACCCGCCAGCGCCAGCAGCACACCGCCCACGGAGGAAGCCGCGACCGGCATCACCAGGAAGCGCCCGATCATGGCGAGGCCGGTGACCAGAGGCATGAACTTGCTCAGCACCCATGCGCCGGCCAAGCCCTCTACCACGTTGCCCCAACCTCCCATCGCCGTCGCTGCCTTGTCGGCGTAGGTCCAAATCTTCTGGATCTCCAACCCGATGGCGTGCCACGGAACAGACTTAAGATGATCTGCGATCCACCTGATAGCTTCTTTGACCTCGCGAACGTTCTCCGGCTTGTGGAGCCAGTTCGAGAGCTGGTTGAGCATGTCGATGACGGTTGGAGCCAGCGCAAACACAAGCTCCTGACCCAGAGACTTCCAGCCCGCAGCCATCTGGTCGATGAGCTTCTGCATCCGCGCAGCCGCTTCGGCCTGCGCCTCTGAAACCTTGTAGATCTTCCTGCGCTCCTCGAGCTCCTTGGTGAGCACAGGCACGCCCTTGAGGAGCGCGTTGATCTGGTCTTCGGTGTAGCCGGCCTGTTGACCCCATAACTGGGCCTGTTCCCGGCCCATCTTAGTCAAGCCCTCGGAAAGCAGAAACGCGCGGCGCTGGTTCGACGTGTTGCCGAACATGAACTCGCCGAGATTGCCCTGGAGGATGCGAGACAGCGGCCCCAGTGCGGTGGTCTCCTGCCCCGCGCGCACCTGCATCACCGTCTTCTGGATGGTGCGGAACATGTTGTCGGCGTCCGAAGCCGAGGAACCCATCTGCGTGAAGATCCCTTCCCACGCAGACAGGTCTTCCGTGGTCATGTTCAGGTTCTTTGCCAGCCGGCCAACCGCTGCATCGGCGTCGATAAGGCTCGTGGCGAAGTTCTTCGCCCACGCCATCGTGAGCGAGATTCCTACCAGCCCGAGAACCTCATTGCGGATTGCCTTGAAGGTGTTGACGGCTTTCTTGCCATCCTCCTCCCAGACCTTGCGGGTCTTCTCAGACCCCTCCCGCATCTTCTTCTGACCCTCGTCGACCTCCTTGCGACCCTTATCGTAGTCGCTCGAGTCGAGGCCGAGCGTCATTATAAGGCGGTCGATAATTGTGGCAGCCATTTTGGTCAGTCTCTCTTGTAGGCTAGGTGCTCGTTGTACCTGTCGACCACAATTATCTCGATCAAGTCGAAGAGATCCTTTACCCCGAGTACAGTATCCAGCTCATGCAGCGTCGCCAGTCGGCTCGAGACTACTGCACCGATTGTCCTTGGGACGTTGCTGTAGCTGGCGTATCGTTTGCCGTCCCCCTGGACATGGCCGATTTCAAGGGGCCGGCGAGCGGAAAAGACCCCAGATGCAAGTGCAGGACCTCACG